GTTCGGTGGCAGTCTTACCTTATGGTCAGCTATTACTCCACAAATTGTGCCGAACTCGGCACGACTCACCCTCGCTATCGGTGATGTGGTGTGGACGCTCTGACACCACTCGGATACTGGGTATGACCGCCCAGTCGTAAAGGATTGATGATGAGCACCTCGTATAACGGTTGGCCAGCGTCAGCCACAGCTTCGGCTATTGGCATCGATTCCACCTTCAAGGTTGCCGGTCATCTGTTTCCCGGTGGCGTGAAGAAGGGCGACGTCTCCACCGTCTTCCGCTTCTACCTCGGCAACTACCACCTGCGGGTGGAGTCTTTAGCGACTGATGGCAAGGACGAGTGGGGCTACTCCTACCGTAGGAACGTCAACAACCCCTCCCAGCTGTCCTGTCACGCCTCGGGTACGGCGTGTGATGTCAATGCCGTCAAGCACCCCAACGGACGTCGGCACACGCTTTCCAGCGTTCAGGTCGCCCAGTTAAGGAAGATCCAGAAGTGGGTCAATGGAGTGATCAAGTGGGGTGGTGACTTCTCCACCACACCCGATGAGATGCACCACGAGATCCACGGTAATTCCACTGCGGTCCACGCTGTGGCAGCCAAGCTCAATCACCAGCGGTTCACCAAGGTCTTACAGCGCGGGGTTGGTTCTAAAGCCCATCCTGACCCTGAGGTGAAGAAGCTGCAGACCTGGCTGGGCTTCACCGGTACCGCAGTGGATGGGGTGTTCGGCACCGGTACTGAGGCTGCAGTCAAGCGCACCCAGTACAAGTTAGCTCAAGCGCAAACTGGCAAGGTCACCCAGCTTCTCGGTTTCTACGTCAACCCCTAGGAGGGGAGATGAACGACAACCCGCAGCTTCCTGCGTATATCCGCACCTACATCCCCATCCTGGTGACCATCTTCGGTACTTGGCTGGCAAACCATGGCTTCAACATCGATGGCACCCTGCTGCAGACCCTTGTGGGCGCAGGAATCGGTGCAGCGTATTACGCGCTCGTGCGCTACATGGAGGGGCACCGGGCTTGGTTTGGCTGGTTACTGGGTGTGGCAAAGCAGCCTGCCTACGTAAGTGGTCCTGCGCCTGCTCCAGCCGATAACGAGGTTGTGGTGGCTGATGTTGTGCCTGATGACCAGCCGCCTGCCGTGGGTGACTAATTCTCTTAACTAGGGGAGCGTGAGATGAAGTTTGCTCTCCTCGGCACTCTTTTACTGGCCACCAATACCAGCGGACCAGATGGAGTTTCGCTGAGCCAGTGGTTCAACTTTGCCCAATTTGGGTTATTGGGCGTCATCTTCTTGATGATCGTTTCCAAGAAGTGGATCGTGCCGAAATGGGCGCTAGATGATGCCCGAGCTGCCTATGAACGAGAACTCAGAGCAAAAGAAGACGTTATTGCGCAGCAGCGTGCAGATATTATCGATCTGAAGAACACCGTGCATGAATTGCAAGATCTGACCAAAGAGCGCATGATTCCAGCATTGGTGCAAGCAAATGCCCTCTCAGCAGCTTACGTACAAGAGCTCTCTCGACGCGCTTCGTTTCCCGTCAACCCATTTCCCATCGTTCCCCCGGGTGGTATCGGTGAATGACCGACGCAGGCCCAGGGATCCAGAGGTGAAGGAGCTCTTGCTAGAGACGCTTAAACTAGTAATACAGGCTGAAGCCATCCTGTCACAGCTAGTAGCGCATCAAGCAAAGGTCGAGGCATTCTTAGGACATGCTGAAGATTACACTGAGGTTGAGTTAGGCCAGGAGGACCATAAAGATGCCTGAGACCGTTCGGCAGCTTGCCGCTGAGGTCGATGGGCTCAAGGCCGCCACGTTGAGTCTGTCCACTCAGGTCTCCAATTTATCTGGCGCGCTCACCACGCTCAACCACATGCAGGAAGAGCAAATCGCCCTACGTCAGTTAGCCGAGTCTGCTGTCCAGCCAGAGGACATCAAGCAAGAGGTAGACAACGCTGCGCTACCGGTACGTGCGGATCTGAAAGTCACTCGTCGTCTCACCATTGGTATGGCTGTAGTGACTCTGGGTGTGTTGGCCGTTTCTATCTTCGCTTTTAATTCTTACGTGCATTATCGCAAGGACACTTACCAGCGGTGCTTAGACCGCAATATCCAGTCCAAGAAGATCAACGATCTGATCAATCAAAGCTTTAATAACAACCCGCAGTTAAAGCATGCCACTCCTGCGCAATTAGCTGAGGCCAAGCGCCAGGCAGCTATTTTCAAGTCGGCCTTCCCGGCTTCGCCTAGCTGTGCCAATTTACTGTTCCACTGGCCTTGGCATGACAACAACTAACCCGTTCGTTCTAGAACGGCCCCCTCAGACAGACGATGAGCTGTACTGGCTAATCCAGCTGATGTGGGGTACTCGTATTCCGAGGACTCCTGTATGCCCCGATCACGTGCCGCCGTTTACGGCCTTCGCAGATGCCTATTTTGGGCGCAACTCTCTGGATCCCAGTTCTCCGGTCCAGTCCGTCGCCTTATGGCATGGGAGTCGAGGTCTGAGCGGGAAAAGCTTCATGCTGTCCATCCTGGGTCTGACAAAGACCCACATGCGAGGTTGTGACGCCAACCTGCTGGGTGGCTCGATGGCCCAGTCCATCAACATCCACGAGCACATGCGCTCCGCGATGGAGTACCGCAACGCCCCGCAATACATGATCGCAGACAACACCGCGACTTATGTTAAATTAACCAACGGTGCCAGGATTCGTCCTCTGACTGCTTCACAGAAGACGGTGCGTGGTCCGCACCCTGCCTTGCTGCTTTTGGATGAGATCGATGAGATGGACCTCGACATCCTCGATGCTGCGCTTGGTCAGCCGATGCCACAGAAGAACTATCTCAATGAGATCGTCAAGCCGTATACCGTGATGTGCTCCACCTGGCAGAACCCGCAGGGCACCTTCACTGAGATCTATAAACGTGCCGATGAGCAGGGCATCCCTAAATACGCCTGGTGCTACCGAGAGTCTGCCAACCCAGTAGACGGCTGGTTATCCGAAGAGGCCATCGCTGAAAAGAAGGCAATGATCCCCGCTGAGATGTGGCGGGTTGAGTATGAGCTCGGTGAGCCTTCTATCGGTAACCGCGCCTTTGACTCTGACTCAGTGGAAAGGGTCTGGAGCCTGCCGTTTGAGCCATTAGCCCAGAAAGTGATGAAGGACTTCGAGGAATATAAGTTCAAGAACTATGAACGAGATGGCGTCTACGTCATTGGCGCGGACTGGGCTAAAGAGCAGGACTACACTGTTATCACTGTTCTGCGGGTGGATCTCAAGCCGATGGAGCTGGTCTACTACGCCCGAGTGAACCGTCGTCCCTATCCGGTGATGATCGGCATGTTCAACGAGGCAATGGCTGAGTACAACGCTCAGGGTGAATATGACCGCACTGGGTTAGGTAACGTGGTCACGGATTATATTGACTACCGTGCCCACGGTTTCATGATGGTCGGTGACAAGCGTGCCTCGATGCTCTCGGAGTTCGTCTCTGGGGTGGAGACGCCTGGGTTGATGCAGTTCCCCAAGATCCCCTCGGCGTATACCGAGATGAAGTACGCCCAGGTGGGAGATCTGTACTCCAACGCCCAAGCTCAGGGTTTCCACCTGCCGGATACTGTTTGCGCTTTAGCATTAAGTTATTACCGGGCTAAGAGGTCAGTTCCCAACGTCGCAGCCATTACCGTGCTCAAGGATGGCTCTCCCAACCGGTACCAGAAAGTCTTCGAACGTCCGAAGGGCGAAGCCACCAATAGCCTTACTGGTGATGTAAGAATTAGCGGGATTGATGACGATCCACGCTTCAGCCTTGTGCTCTGACATACACGGGAGAATTAACCTATGACCCGACCGGAATATCAGGGCGTCGATCTTGATGTCCCCTATGAGGTTCCCAAGCGGGTCAGCCCTACCATCGAGCTTGGTTCTTCTGGTCTTAAAAGGACCGGTGGCTACCTCGATGAGGAGTTCCTGCCTCAACTTCGAGGTCGCAAGGCCGTCCAGATCTATCGGGAGATGGCCGACAACGACCCCATTATTGGGGCGTTGCTGTTCGCTTTAGATAGATTACTTCGCCAGATTGACTGGCGCGTTGAGCCTGCCTCTGACTCTGCAGAGGATAAAAAGGCTGCCGAGTTTGTCGAAGAGTGCATGAAAGATATGTCGCACTCTTGGGATGATCTCATTTCTGAGATCTTGACCATGCTGCCGTATGGCTGGTCCTACCACGAGATCGTCTACAAGCGCCGAGTGGGGCCGTGGGAGACAGATCCCACCAAGAAGTCTAAATTCAATGATGGAAAGATCGGTTGGCGCAAGATCCCGATTCGTTCCCAGGAGACCTTACAGAGGTGGGTCTTCGATGAGTCGGGTGGTATTCAGGCGATGATTCAGCTGTCGCCACCTTATTACAAAACCGTGGTACTGCCCATTGAGAAGTGCCTGCTGTTCCGCTCTAACTCGGTGAAGAACTCTCCCGAGGGTCGAAGCGTCTTACGCAATGCCTACCGGCCCTGGTATATGAAGAAGCGCATCGAGGAAATTGAGGCCATCGGTGCGGAGCGTGACCTAGCAGGTATGCCGGTCGGCAAGGTTCCGGCTAGCTATCTCAATGCCAAGCCAGGTACCGATCAAGCTAAAATGGTTGAGGCTTTCCGCAAGATGGTGCGCTCAGTGCGTAGGGATGAGCAGGAAGGTATTCTCATCCCTTCGGAATTCGATCAGGACACCAAGCAGCCGCTGTTCGATTTCCAGCTTCTTGCCTCTGGCGGGTCCAGGCAGTTCGATACTTCTGGGATTATCCAGCGGTACGAGCAAAGAATGCTGATGACCGTGCTAGCGGACTTTATTCTCGTTGGTCATGAAGGCGAAGGTTCGTATGCTCTTCACACGGACAAGAGCGGCCTGTTCCGTACCGCAATTAACTCATTCGCTCAAAGCATTGCCGATGTCTTCAATCGGCACGCCATTCCGAGGCTCTTCCTGGCGAACGGATGGAAGCCAGATGAGCTTCCCACTCTCGTACCGTCTGACATCGATCCCCCGGACTTAACGCAGCTTGGGGCCTTCCTGCAGCAGACCACCTCTGCCGGGATGAACTGGTTCCCGGATGCTGAGATGGAGAAGTTCATCCGCAAGGCTGCACGGGTGCCTGAGCTAGATGAGGATGCTGAGAAGCAGTTAGAGCTGGAGTCGCAGCAGGCTGACATTCTTAGAGTGGCGCAGCAGCAGATGGAGTTACTGGCTCTGCAGCAGCAGGCTCAGCAGGGCGTGATGTCCATGCAGATGATGGATCAGGGCATTAACCCGGAGATGATGCAGCAGCAACAGCAGATGCAGCAAAAGGATGAGCAGCATCAGACCAAACTGCAGGCCATGCAGCAACAGCAGAAGTTTGCTGAAGACAAGCACAAGATGGGTCTGCGGCAGAGCCGTGACCAATTTAACCAAAACCAGACTGCGCAAAGAATGCAGACTCGGCAGAACATGTCCCAGGCAAAGCAGACCCACGCTCAGAAGCTGGCTGCGCTGAAGGCCGCTAAGAAGAAGAAATGATCTCGGCATTCGGGGTCGATCACGGCTTTATCTCCAAGGCCGACCGACAGAAGGAAAAAGATGTAGCCGCCATTGCTGGTGGCGCTGTTGCTGGTCAGGGTGTCTACCAAGGCGCTGGTTATGGCTTAAAGCACTACAACCAGAAGACCAATTTCAATCGTTTTAAGAATTCCAAAGGCAAAGAGTACTTAGTGCCTAAAGGCTGGTCGCGTAGTAAGTACGACCGCTTCAATTCAGTGCATACTGCTAAATACGGCAATCGCACTGCGAAATACATGCGCAAGATGCCTAAAGAAGTGCCAGGTTCTAATATTTTCCACATCCTTGGCTACACCCACCGTGGTAAGACAGGTGTCGCTCTTGGCACCGCAGCTACAGTAGGGGGAGCAGCTACCGGTTATTCGTTGACGCACAAAAAGGGGAAGCAGTGAAGTTAACCCCCATTGATCCGGTTGCTAAGCGTGTCTATGACCGGATCATGAAGTGCGAGACGGATGATGAGGCCAAGCTGTATGCCGCCATCATCGCTGGCGCTGGGCTGCAGTATGACATGATCACCCATCACGACATTATCCAAGATCGAGTGGATGAGGTCGTCCAGAAGCGTGCTGAGCGGCTGAAGAAGAACCTCGCCCGAGAAACTGTCTTACGGGCTAAGAACGGCGAGGACGTCTCTGAGCTGATCCAGAAGTCGGTGGATATCTCCAAGGACTTTGACTTCACCCCTTCGCAGCGGCGTGCCTACGCCTCGCAGCAGGACCGTGACTTCCGTGGCCAGTTCCGGACCATGCACCACCGTATTTCTTATTCCGGCAAGACCAAGCCAGTTAGCGCTGCGCAGGGCAACAGGTTAGGTATTGCGCCCACTCCTGAGCGGATGTCGCAACAGGACCGGCTGGCCTACCAAGAGGCCTACATGCAGGTGCAGAATGCACTGCGGCCTTTTATTTCACTGCCTGCCAACGAGGGCAAGTTATTACTGACCTATCAAACAAAGCATGGTGTGCAGCACACCTCAGTTAGTGATCTGCCAGTTGTTGAAGCAGGCAACCCGCAACCAGCTATCGATGCTAGGCACTTTGCTCAAGGTGGTCGGCTCATTGGAGCCTCGGTTGCGGTTAACCCAAGAGCCGAACAGCAAATGGGCGATATCAATGTACAGGGTGCAGCTTTCGACCTGGCAGGGGCATTGGGTGACAATGCCGGGACACTGGCCTCGAATGCTTTCGAGCGTAATGACGCTGGTCGTTTCAAGGGTGCTGACCGGTTAGGTTCTTTCGCAGGGGACTGGAACGCGCAAAAGCCCGAGGAGATTGGTAATCCTCGGGCCAAGGTCTACCGACGCCTGCACTTAGGCTCACGCTTGCTGGATTCTGCTATCGGGCCGCTTGTTCCTAATCGAATGCGGCTGGCGATTCAGTCTGCTGACTTTGTGGGCCAGTACGGTTCTGAGGCAGATAAAGTCATTGGCCCGCACGCTGACCGAGCTGCCTACCGATACCGAGGTGTGGAGCGCAAGCCGGATCCTGTCTTACAGGCCACCGTCAGTGGTTACAGTCGCGCCTTTGATAACCCGGAGAGCGCTCGTAATGCACTCATCTACGGGTACAACAAGGAGTACGTCTCCCGTAATGGGATCCAGGTGGAGCACCAGGCTTCCCCTGTTATCGAGTATTTCCGTGGTCGGTTAGCTGATAAAGACCTGGTTCGACTGCAGGCCCAGTCTGGGGTCATTCCGCCATCCGAGGGTATGATCATTGATCGAAATGGCAAAGTCGTCTCGCAGGCTGTTGGGTACGGCGAAGACTGGTACCTCCCATTCAACCTCAAGACACTTTCTCGGGTTAAAGGTGGCGAGTACATCCGCACCCGAGCCTGGGGTGGGCCCACTACCGAAGACATCTATGCAGGGCTCATCACCGGAGCAAAGAGCGTCACAGTCGTCTCGCACAACGGCGTCTACACCGTTGACTTCGATGAGTCCTTCCGAGGGTCAAGAAGGTACAACGACAAAGCTGCTCGGATGGTCGGTCGTTACGGACACCTGTTAGACGCTGTGAAGTCCCAGGAGGTCACCCTGGCGGGTATCCCTGAGGACCGGTTAGTGGAGCTTAAGGCTGAGGCTGCGAAGCGCTACAACCCGAAATTAGACCGTAAGAAGTTCGAGGACCGTCTTGAGGAGCTCAAGACTGAAGAGCGCATCGACCCACAGATGTCGCAGGCGCGCAAGCAGCAGTTTGCCATTGAGTTCTTAGACGACCGAGCCCAGGCTTTACCGGGCAAGCACGGCTCTGATCACGTCCCATCGTGGACTGACTTTGCCCAGTCCTATGTGGACCGCCAGGTGGCATCGAGTCAAATTCACCACCCAACCTATCCAGGTGCTCCGGAGTGGGATGAGGAGGCTGCTCGCTTACAAGCCTCTGCTGCGGTGGCTACGCCCATGCAAGTTATTCAGGTGGCTGGCTTACAGCCGCAGTGGGAGAAGTACGCAGAGCAAAAGCAGGTCGAGTACGTGGCTGAGCAGAAGCCGCTTGAACTCAATGGTCCTGGTTACGACAAGGCATTAAAGGCACTGCGAGAGCAGTTCCCGTATTACATTGCCAATGTCTCTTATCAGCCATTCCAGCCCAACCGCTCCGACATCGGTTATGTCAAGCCTCGCTTCAACCGTCCGGAACGAGCCCTTGCCGGGTACTACGACACCACCATCGGCGGGGTGGGTGCTCAGCTCACCCGCGAAGGTAAGCAGACTGGCAAGATCACCGCTGACCAGATTCGCTGGCAGAATGGTGGTCCGCAGGGCGGCAAGTTCCAGCAGCGTGGTGGCCCGAAGAAGCCGTATGAGGACTCGGGTCGGACTCAGCCCATCGTGCCTGGTGGTACTCCTTCTGATCTGGATCAGCAGATTAAGGGTCAGAACGCCGTTGAGGCTGCGCATGACTATGTGCGTAATAACTTGCCTGCCGGGGTTACTACCGATCACGTTCGGGGTGCTGGCTTCCCCTTACTTGGCGGATCGAAGGATGAACTGCTGGCTGCCTACCAGGACAACCCGGCTAAGACGCGAGAGCGCCTGTTGCAAGAGGTTGACCGACTGGCCAGCAACCCGGTCATGCAGGGCCTCACGATTCCGACCGAGGTTCGTAATAACCTGCGCAACCCGAATGCCGCTGACATCGGTGGCAAGTACTCCGACTTTGCTGGGCTGTCCAACCCGGAGAAGACGTACGACTTCGGTAGTGAGTACGCCATTGGCAGGCAGCCTGAAGAGTACTTAGACACCTACCGTCGTCAGATGGGCCACCTGGGTATTAATGCTGATATTGGCAACCCGGACAGTCAGGATCTGAAGGAAGCGCTGGACGAGACTTACAAGAAGGATGTCGAGACCTTAAAGCGCAGCCAGGGTATTGGTGTTGACCCTGCCTTCACTGATGAGCTGAAGCAGCGGATCAAGAACAACATCAAGGCTCGCCAGGCGGCGAGAAGGTGGCGGGAAGCCGAGAAGGCCGAGGAAGAGCGTATTCGGCTAGACGAGCAACGGGCTGCCTTTGGCTTCGGGAGTCCGATGATCATGCAGGTGAATCAGCCGCAGGGCGGGATTAATACTCCGCAGGCTCGTGCACAGCACCGGATGCCTTCTCCGCAAGAACTGCACCAGCAAATTCCTGGGATGCCTGGTTGGCCTCCGCCTGGATTCCCGCAGCAAAGGTCTTAGTTGACCCAGCCGCTGTTCACTGACCCGGGAGCAGATTTCCTTGCTGCCGGTCAATCTCCGCTGGGCATCGACAACCATCTCTTGGAGTCAAATCTCCCAGAGTCAGGGAATCACCACACTCGTAATCTGGTGATCGCTCTGGCAGCTGCTTTCTTGGTATGGCGGAAGCTGATGTCAGCCAAGATGCGCAACCGAGAGCCCGTACAGCGGGAAGTAGCTACTGGGCTCTTTCATCATCTCTTACGGATGAACATCCGAAGGGCTTTTGGGCCTGCGGGTCTGTTAGCGCCTGAGGTCTATGACTACACCGAGTCTGCCGCTTTAACTCTCGGCGGGTATCTCACCCACCCCTCAATGGAGGCTTTCCAGGGGGCCTATGAGGCTGAGCTTGCCCACGGGGTGGCCGAGCCTATTGCGTTGGAGAGGGCTGCCGCTGGCTTTGGATTAGACCCAAATCAGATGCGTTCCTGGATCCTGTCGCAACGAGGCAAGGAGGGGCCGTATCAGACTGCAGTCTCTCCAATGGCTATCAAGGAACTGGACAAGAAGTTATTACAACGGGCTGACATCATTGGTCACACCGAGGCCTGGCAGATGCGTCAGATCGGCCAAGTCGCCTTATGGGATCACTTAGAGAAGACTGGTCAACTTCCACAGGGCACGCAGAAGCGTTGGCGCACTGCTGAGGATGAGAAGGTCTGTCCCACCTGCGGTCCACTGGACAACGAAGAGATTCCGCTCAATGAGTGGTACGAGACATTTTCAGGAAAAGTTTTTGCCCCTGGCGTGCATCCGAACTGCAGATGTCAACTCGAACTAGCTTTGCCCAAGACCGAAGGGATGCTGGAGAAAAATATCTTCCTTGACAGGGTGATGGCTCCGCCGCAGCAACAGCAGGTGGTGGTTGCTTCAAAGAAACCCCGCAAGAAGCTGAAGCAGATCTATAACACTAATTATGTTGCTGCTCCGCAACCCCTTATCAAAGCGGTCGGAACGGACATGTATGACCGGGATCGGCATGGCCGGTTCTCCCGGGTAGAGGAGCGCACTCAGGAAACAGAAATTACTGCTCCTGAGATCAATCCGCTTATTGACACCAACCCGTTGAAGCAGGGTGCCAACCCGTTGGTGAATCCGTTAGCGCAGACCCAGCACAATTTATTAACTGAGGTCAATCCTCTTACTGCACATAATCCATTAACGCAGTCCAATCCTCTATTGATTCAGCAGTTCATTCTTGGCTTAAAGGGCGGTAAGCCTCCTAAGCCTCCGGAGGAAGGTTCCAGCAGGGCACTGGCCTATGTGCCGGTTGACGACTACAACGAACTTCGTGGTTATGGCAGCGTC